TATTTGACTTCTCCATTTAAATTTTTAAGAAAGTAAATATAATACATTTTTATTATTATTTATAATCCAAAGAACTCACAAACGTTGATACAAATCTTCCATAGAAATTTTTTGAGTGATTCCATCATCATCTTGTATTTCAATTATAGTATCTCCACTTAAACATTCAAACTCCACCTTGAACTGTTGTTCAGAAGTGTTAGAGATGGTTTGTATCTTCCACTGTTCATCTCTACCAGGAACTTCAGACCAATGAACGTCTGTTGCAACATATTCATTCTTTCCACGTTCAGCATCGTGCCACATACGGTAGAAATGATTCATACCGTGTGGCGTGGAAACTATGATAACTTTTGTGCTTTTACCAGAAGAAATAGTAGGATAAACAGATGCAAAGAATTGGTCTGCAATATGGTTTGGAATAAACGCAAATTCGTCGAGGAAGATGACATTATACGAACCGCCTCGGACAGCAGATGCAGATGTAGAAGCTGCCAATATCTTACTGCCATTTTCTAATTCCAAACTACCTTTGTTCCAAGCCAGAATACCTTGTTGCATCCATTTTGGTAGGTTTTCATATGCAAGTTGTAACCTACTCAAAAGGTCTCTAGCCGTGGATGCCTTGTTGGCTAGAATAGCTATGTTAACATTATCGTTAAACACTGCATAATGTAACAAATATGAAACACAAGTTGTAGACTTACCCGTCTGACGAGGCATCTTACAAATGTTGAATCGATTATCGTGGAATCTCCGAATCAATTTTTCCTGAAACGGATACATATCAAATCCAACAAGACCTTCGTCAAGTGAAACGATCTTGATATAGTTTCTGGCAAAATAAACAGGATCGTCCTTACACTTAATGAATTCCTCAATTTGTGCTTGAGTAAATTCAATGGGAGTATTTGCTTTTTTTAGGTTTGGATTTGATAAGTAAGCATTACCAGCTTTTAGTTGTATATCATTAATTGACATAACAGTATCCTCTTTTTGAACCCCAATGTTTCATTCTATAAGATAATCCCTGTATACTTATTCCTACATCATCTGCTGCTTCTTGTTGAGAAACATAAACCTTCCCATTTATAGAAACTTTCTTACTACTTTTGGTGATAATCTTTTGTCTGGAATTTTAATAATTGCCGACACATTTCAATCCCAATCTAAAAATATTTAGGATGTTATCAGCCATATCAAACTTCTTCCGTTTCTACATCATAAAGACCAGTAAAGTCTGATTCTTGAATTGCTTCTTCTTTTGTATTAAACTTCTTGGCATTATCTCTATCTCCTGACCACTGAGTATCCTCTTGATAGTAGAGAATATTATTCATAAAATCACCAGTTCTTTTTGCGATAAACATCACTCTTCTCTCAATATGTCTGCTAAAGTTTTTTGACCAAAAGAAGCCACTAATTCTTGTTGTTTGTAATAAAGTTTGCAGTAACACTTTGCTATCTGTTTGGCATCTTCTTCACTCAGTTCATCAATCGTTCTACAAATCTTTTCAAACTCAAAGATTTTTTCTAGATTATCTAGTTTGATGTCAGTGTAATCCATTTTTAAACCTTTACATATAATATCTATGTCAATTTTTTTAACTTAGTAAATCTCTCTCCATTGAACAGCCGCATATTGTTCTCCCATCTGTTTTGCAGATGACTCACCACCAACATAAATGGCGCCCACCGATGCATTACCTGAGATGTTGATAGATTCTGATAAAAACTGTTGAAATGATTTCATAGTTTTGGAGCCTTATTTACTTTGTTTTGAGATCTGGATAGTTCTAATGCAGCTCTACCGCCTAATCCTGCATAACCAATTGGCCCAGGAATAGCGCTTACACCAGACAATGCAGCACCAGGTAAGTCACCTTTTGATAAATCATTTACTGCAGATGCAACTCCAAGTGCAGTTTGTAATCCAGGTACAAGTCTTGATGCATATCTTACCCCAGCTGCTTTAGCTGCAACAGGGGCTGCTACAGTTGCAGTTGTTCTAGGAGCAACTCTCGTTGCCGCTTGTTGTCTCATTCTGTCATAAACAGCTTGAGCTCTTGGATCATTAAATCTTTGACCAGAGTTCCATCTTGCTTGACCAGCTGGTGGTTGTGATGTTGATGGTTTTGGAACATTTGGTAATTGAGCTCCAGAACCAACAGGTTTAGGAGTTGCAGATCTGGCAGCATCTCTAAGTTTTTGTGCCTTCTCTGCAGCTCCAGGATTGGATCTTTGCCAATCTCTGAACTGTTGATCTGTCATTTTGGAGAACTTATCTCCAGCTGCTTCTCGGAATTGTTGAAATGTTTTCATCTTAGTTACAGTTCCAACGACGAAGGGCTTTGTTGATTCTTGAATCTGGATCTCTTGCAGTTTTGGCAGAAGTCAGTTTTGATTTCATACCTTTCATACGACGACAGAATGATGCACGACGTTTTGCTCTTTTACCTGATGGATTCTTTTCTGTAACCGCAGTTTGAAGTTTTGAACCAGGATTCTCACGACGATAAGCGTTCACCGCCTTCTGACTTAACCCATCAGTCTTGTCTTTACGATTTACAGATTGCCAATCTTCAACAATTTCATTCTCTTCTGGAATCATAATTGTGGGATCTGTTGGATCATACTGTTTAGGCATAAAGTACATTACTCTTGCATCAGGATATGCCTTTTGTACTTGCTTCTCAATTTCAATCTTTGATGGTCTCTTCATTGTTGGAACAAACATTTGGAATGTATATGTTTTTCCTCTCCACATCAGAATAACAGAATAGGTTTGACCATTCTGATTGATTCTTGTCATATCTTCTTGTACTGGAACACAATTAGGAACCATCTTATTTCCTTTCTTCTTCAATCCCTTTTGTGTATAACCAACCCAACACTTCTCATCAACCATTTCACCCTCTGGAGTATAAGAGTTTTGAAGTCTTTGATCTGGTGCATTACCAGTTTGATAACCAAAGGTTCTTTGCATCAAAGGATTCGGTGTCTTATATGTCATCTTTGATTTGGGTGGATTATCACTCATCAAAGGATTGGGAGTTTTTGGTTTAATCGAATCTCTTGTTGGAAATGGATTGACAACAGGTTGTGAAGTTGAAACAACTGGTTTTGCAACAGGTTTAGAAACAGGAGCTGAAGATGCAGGTTGTGTGAACGTTCTTGTATTTTTACGGGCTCCTGCAAACTCGTCACGAGGTACATTATTCACGCCGTACTTTCTATCAATTGCAGCATCAGTTTGTCTTGTATTTTTACGGGCTCCTGCAAACTCGTCACGAGGTACATTATTTACACCATACTTTCTATCAATCGCGGCATCAGTTGTAGAATTCCGTTGTGGAGTTTTAATTTGATTTGATGCTGGTTTTATTCTATTTCTTAAAGACTGATTGATTCTTTGTTTTTCTTGTGGATTTAAGAATGGTCCAGGAAGCCCAACACCTCTAAAAACATCACCGAGATTTAATTCTGCAAGAATCTTTTGTGAGATAGGTGAAAGACTTTCTGACTTATTGCCCCAGTTCTTTGCTCCAACTTTACGACACTTGACCAAAGCTCCAGAAGCATATGCAGAAGGCCATACGTCATAACGTGACTTAACCTTGTGATAACAGGCATCTTTATTACCACTACTCTTACCCTTTTTATCCGACTCTTCGTTCATTTCACCACTATCTACGTAATCTGCAGCGGTGTCAATGTAGTCTGCTGCTTTAGTGATTTTTGACTGAACCCAAGCTTCAATATTACCTTCACCTTTCATTTTCTTTTTCAATCTTCTGGCAGCGTTCATTATTGTGGAGAGTTCTGAACGAGCCATTGAATATTCGTGGTCTCTTTCTTTTGCTTCACTCATTTTCTTCTTTGGGCTATCGGTTGAAACGTAAGTTGGTTTTGCTGCACCACTTTTTTGTTGTTGACCAGGATCAGCAGCCTTCTTTCTTCTTGATGCAGAACGTCTCTCTGCGGGAGTCATTGATGCTCTCTTTTCTGAGGATACACACTTTGGAACACCTTCTCCAGGTTCATCACTCGCACAAGTGCCACCAGTTACAACGTTCACCCAACCAGGTTTTCCATCTTTAGACTTACTTTGAAACCACTTGTGAAGATTACCTTCGTAAGCAACGGCTTTTTTAGAGTGTTGAATTTCACCTTTCTGTTTTGCCATCATTCTTTTAGTTAACGCCGTACTTGTCGGTGGTAACTCATCAGGAATTTTTTTACCTGGTTTGTCATAAACATCAACATCGCCATCAGCATCACGATCCACATATTGAACTGTGGAATGATGAACTAAATGTTTGAGTTGAAGATTGGGATCAAGTTGATGTTGTGATTTTTTAAGATGGGGTGTTTTATGTGTAAAAGTAGCCTCGTTCATTTTCTTTTTACGCCCCTGACAATGAGCTCTTTGTGAGAACCCTTTTGGATTATCACAGTTAATTGATTTTTTATATTTCTGAGACCACTCTTCTTTGGTTGTAGAAGCACCGTTTTCTTTACGGAGCATACCCTGTGGATCTACCATAAAACCAGCAGGAATGGGTTTACACTCCTTATTGGTGTAACAATAGTATTCTCCTGCAGGGCACTTCCCGTTCTTCATTGATATGATATTGGTCTTCTATCTATTTATGTTATCCTAACGCTATCGAAAGAGCTGTAACGTCATCGATTGATGGCCCAGAAGTGGTAATATTAGTTAATCCAGATCCATCACCGACAAATGAAGTTGCCGTAATAACTCCAGAAATACGTGCGTTTCCAATCACATCCAATTTTGCAACAGGAGCCGTTGATGCGATTCCTACGTTTCCTTCTGTAAAATAAGTATTATATGAACTAGTTCCTAAACCAGCAGACCAGGTGTTAACTGCAAAAACTGTGGTTCCAATACCTACATCTTTAGAGGCATAAAACTTACCATCATAGGTGTTGAGAGCTATTTCGCCTAATGGCAACTGATCACTTGTTGGGATTTTACCAGCAACAGATGACCGTTTAACTCTAATAATGGGATCTGCCATTCAACTCCTTATGGTGGTATATACCGTAATCACTCAGTATATACTGAGCTTTAAAGGTATTTAGTTAAACGAAGTCGTCTTTCTGTGTTGGTTTTCTTGTTTTCGTGGATAGTCTATTGATTTCTTCTTGTTGTTCTGTTGTTTTTATATTTAAAGACTCAACAATGTCTGTAAGTTTTTTGACTCTTGCCTCAGTGGCAACAAGTTGAGAAACAAGATCAAAACATTTTTGTTGGTAAGAAGATATCAAATACTTATAATCTTGTTCATCCATAAAAAAAAGAGGGGTGTAGACCCCTCTATTTAGAATTTAATTTTATATCTTAGAACGTACCGCCGTCAATAGTTACATTTTGAATCACAACTTTACTACCACTACAAGCGATAACTTGTTCTGATTGCCCAGTGCAACCGTTAATGTACAACGACTTGGCTTCAAAGTCTGCATAAGTGTTAATTGTTAATACACCAGTTGATTCTGTTACATCAGATGCAGCAACCACTCTACTTACACTGTCATCCCAGAAGAGTGCAGCTTTCTTAGCGGATGATGTGTAGTAGTTGAAAAGAACACCAATGTCCTTGTTGAGGTCTGAAGATGGTGCAGAACCATCAACCATTCCAAGATCAAGAAGTTGGTCCTCAATTGTGGTGGTGGTTGTATTTACTTGAGTGGTTGATCCATTAACATAAAGGTTTCCACTAACCGTCAGGTTTTGTGAGATGGTAACACTATCTGGAAGACCAATAGTAATTGATTGTCCAGAAGCAGAAGTTTCAATTTCATTCGCAGTTCCAGAAACGGTCAGCGTTTGTGAAGTCGAAACTGAACCCGATCCACTATCACCAGCAGTAGATACTGTTAAGTCAATTCCTGAAATTGCACTATCAGTATAACTCTTAACTGCGGCTGAAGTTGGAAGAGTTGTGTCATTATTATTATTGCCGATACCTTCAGCTGCAGTTACAATTGCGGCCGCAGCAAAGTCAGCAACTTCGACGTTTGATAATGTATTGCCAGATCCATTGGCATCAAATGTCTTATTGGTTAATGTTGATGTTGATGATGTAGTAATGAACGCAGAGTTTGTGTTGCTGTAATTTGCAAGATCATTATCAACTACAAAATCAATTGTTCCATCTGCATCTTGATAAGTTACTGTGATTAGAGTTTCGGTATTACCAGTGACCATAGCACCAGCAATATCCTGAATTCTTTCTGCATTTACAGTAACAGCGCCAGAAGTTACTGTAAAGTCTGTTGCATCAAAAGAAGCAATACCTTTGTTTGACGACGTTGCATCTTCTGCAGAAATCGTCAGTGTATTATCGGTAACTGCGGTGTCAATACCTTCTCCACCAGTGAAGGTGAGAGTGTTAGATCCAACAGTAACCGTATCGGTTCCAGTATCACCAGCAATACCGAGACTTGATGAAAGTGTGGTGAATGAAAGAACACCAGAACCATTAGTTACAAGAACTTGCCCGTTGCTTCCATCAGTTCCAGGCATTGTGTAAGTAACAATACCAGCAAGACTATCTGGAGCCTTAAGTGTGATGAATGAAGTTCCGTTGCTTGTTCCCTCAACAAGATTAACACCACTACCTGTGCTTGCGGTGTTATTTGTCCAGAAACGACCGGAACCTACAATTTTATTTGTGGCTGTTTCGGAGGTAAGACCAACATACAGATCATAACTATCTGTTGTAAAACCAGGTTCACCCGCCCGCAATCCAGGTAGATCTGCAAGGACACCCCTTTTAAACTTAATTACTGGAGACGCCATTTTTACCGTTTGTCTTTTATAATAGTTATTTATTGATTAAAAAGTTCCTGCATCGATACCCACAAAAGTAATATTGTTAACATTAATTTCTTGTTCAACTTGAGTTACAAAACTATCTGATATGAACGTAGCTGCTGAACTAACAATAACATCTGCTGAAATGATCTCAAATTTATTCAATGATGCATTATAACTCATCAAGTGTTTGTTTTTTGAATTGTTTAAGATTGGTAGATTTGTATTCGATAAGTCTCTAAATCTAGTAGGCATCAGAAAGAACCTCCATCTAGACTATCAAGTTGAATTGTACCAAGATCAAGTTCTGTCTCCAATTGGGAAGTAAACTCATCTGGCAAATCAGCATCTTCAGAAGAAGCCGCAAGAACTTGGTCGGGAGAAATTAAAATAAATTTATCAGTAACGCTGTCATATGAGACAACATATCCATCCTTTGACTGATCTAATATTCCAAAATTAGTATCACCCATCTCTTCTATTTGAGATGGGCTACGAGTTGAAGTAACTGATAATTTTGTTGTAGATGTTTTTCTAGTAACAGTTGCAGCTGATTGTGCTTTTCTGACTACAGCCATTTTTTTACGTGCTAATGCCTGCGGTTACTAAAGCCATTCCTTGTACTAATCTAGACTTAGCACCAGTAGAAGATGTCAGTCTCACATCATACAAATATCTACCAGGGCTAAGACTATTTGTGACACCAGAGGTCATTGCAATCGCAACTTCTCCTGTTAATCCCGTAATATTTACAGTAAATGAAGTTGAAGTTGTTGATGACGGATGTTTTTTAATTTTTGCTTCACCACTATATCCAGACAAATTAGAAGCACTTCCATCAGATTCTGTGGAGTTAAATGTCTCCGTAAAATCTGCTCCCTGAGGAATCGTGATATTAATAGACGGAATGGCTGCCATTGTCTTTTTCTAACTATTTAGTTTCTTCCTTCTTAGTTGATTTAAGAAGTTTTGACAATTCTGCAGTAGATCCTACAAACAGTGCATTAGTAACATTCGTTGGCCCTTTATTTGGTTCTTCATCCAATTCTTTCATCTTCTTCTGCAAATCAATCAGTTTGTCTGTTGTATCTGCAACGTTTTTAATCAGTTGACCAGCAACTTCATATGCTCTTGGAGAATCAGACTCTTGTGCAAGTTCAAGAATACCATTCACGGCTTCCTGACCTTTTTCAATTAAAGAATATAAGTTTCCTCTTGAGTACTCATAATCTTTTTTAATCTGATTGTCATCTGGTTGATTTTTAACAACATCAACTTCCTCAGGTTCAGTTGAAACTATGGAAGTTTCAATGTCTAAAGCGTTTTCAATCGAATCGAAGTTTTTCATAAGTTACATCAGACATCAAATCCTTGAACTTCACTGTATCGTTTACCATCAGTGAAGAAAGAAACAGTTTCATTAAAACCAAAGTCGTCTCCTGGTTCAATCAGTGCATCATCTGCAGGAGTTAGTTTATCAACACTTGTACCGTGAGTGTGTGTTGCAACAATAGTATCATCATAACCTCTATAAACTGTGGCAAAGTTACCTTCAATTGATCTGACGTACATAATTTCATCGTTAATGATGATCCTGTCATCAGCTGATATTGATGCAGTACTGTTCAGTTTAATCTTGGTGACTGAAGTAGAAATGTCTCCGTCAACTGTGGTTGTGTTATCATTATTATAATCTTTGACAGCTTGAGGAGTTGCAGTATATCTTTGAACTCTTCTTGCAGTTTGAATATTTGTGCTATCGTAGTAATCAACATCAACTTTCTTGATGAGACCGTCAGTACTATCTGCAACAGGACCAAACAGATAAGTTTTTGCAGTAAATCTGAGTGTATGTACAATCAGTCTTCTTTCGTCAAGAAAACTACCTTCATACTTATCGTTTTGTTGAATACTTTCCAGAACAATTGGAATATCTTTCTTCTCTCCAATTGAACTAATCAAATTTACTGTTACGTTGAATGATGGTTGAAAAAATGGTAATATTTGTTCGATGATCTGTAAAGAGTCATCATTCAACTTGGTCATAATGTTCAATTCAAATGATACATTATATGGAACTGGCATATAAACTTTCTTTACTTTATCGTTGTTATCTACAGCGATAAATGTTTGCACAATACTTGTCTTTCGAGATGGGTCATATTGCAGACCAGTCATCTCAAATGATAAACGAGGTAAAGTTAATGCAATTTTTGTGTTTAACGTTGGTTGTTGTTCAATTCTTGCCAGAAACTTTTGAATTGGCCCATATGCCAAAGGAACTTTCATCACACTAAAATCCACCCCATTCACATCTTTGTGATGAATCTGAATGTTATTAAACAGTGTACCGAAAGCAATAACGGTCTTACGAAGAATTTCGTGATAAAAATAAGTTCCTAACATATCAAAGCTTTCTAACTATTTAGAAAGTGCCAAATGGGTTCCTTTCACTAAAATCAATTAAAGCGTCCGCTTCAGTTTCAATTTCTTTATTTTCTTGATATTGTCGTGTTGTTAGATTGAGTGCAGTTGCGAATCCAGTTGGTTTATCTGTGTCAATTGACTTAATCACATAAATTGCACCAGAATCTAAACCAGTGACCTTATCGCCAACTTTAAATGCAAGAGAACTGATACTAGACACATCCAGAGTTCTACTTGCAGCATCCCAAGCTTTAACTCTTGCAGTTTGAGTGGATGCTGCACCTACACCAGAAGCAAAGAGTAACTTTTCATTGAATGTATATGTTCCGATTCCAATCGTAGTTGCAGCACCAACTGTAATTGTAGGAGCAACAGTATATCCAGAACCAGCATTACTGATATAAATTGCACTAATTGTACCACCAGCTCCAAGAATAGCTTCACCAGTCGCAGTCGTTCCTGACAATGGAGGAGAGAAGGTTACAGGAGGAGTTGTTGTATATCCAGAACCACCACTGGTCATTGTTACAATACCAACTGCACCAAGACTCGTAATTCCGGCCGTTGCAATACCAGATCCAGGTACGGAGACGGTAGGAATACCAAGATAACCACTACCAGGATTAATTAACAGAATTCTATTAATCGAAAAACCTGTTGCAATGCCAGATCTTTCAGTCATAATTGCAACTGCTGTAGCATTTACTCCAGGAGACGTGCTAATTGAAACAGTTGGTGCAGAAGAGTATCCATACCCATCACTTTGCAGATATAATTTTTGAACAGCGTTGTACACAACACCCGTACTAGCTGTTGCGGTGCTTCCTACCCCAGACATCACCAGACGAGTGATATATCCTTCCGTTTGAACAACGGTATCAAGTTCGTCAATACCAGTATCAATAACTTCGTCTTCGTATTCAAACAACTCACATCTAAGTTCATAGACATATCCTTTCTGAAGTTGATAGAAAGGTTTTTCGTGTTCTACGAACTTAATCTCTAATAACTTTTCTCCCAGAGGTAAATAAATCAAATCACCTTCTTTTGGTCGAGTGAGTTCATAATCTTCTTGTGCATCTTTTAAGAACGGTGTAATATAACTTTCAAATCTTTCTCTTGAGATAATAAGATTAAACTCATCGGTGGCACG